TTTTGCAAATGTTTATATAAAATAGTTTATTGCACTTGTGAATAAATAAGACGGGCGGGGGCGGCTTTGAATGATTGGCTACCCCCGCTTTTTTACACCCTAAATGACAGATTATGAATTACGAAGAATTTATACAATCAAAAAGGCATAGCTCAATAAATCATGGAATAGAACCTGTCTATATTCCATCTACTTTATTTGACTACCAGTCGCAGGTATCTGAATACGCTATTAAGAAGGGACGGTGTGCAGGTCTTATCGACACCGGGCTAGGTAAAACTATCATAGAGCTTGTAGTTGCAACAAACTACGTAAAGGCAACCAATAAAAGGGTATTGATACTAACCCCTCTAAGCGTGGCATTTCAGTTTGTTGACGAAGCTGAAAAGTTTGGTATAGATGACGTTTCCTATTCAAAAGACGGAAAGTTGCATAGCAAGATAATCGTAACAAACTACGAAAGGCTGCACTATTTTGATAGCAACGACTTCGATACCGTCATACTTGATGAGTCCAGTATATTAAAGAACTTTAAGGGAGCCATAAAATCTAGGATAACCTCTTTTATAAAAAGAGTTAAGTACAGGTTTTTATTTACAGCAACCCCGTCCCCAAACGATTACATAGAGCTAGGAACAAGCTCAGAGGCGCTAGGATACATGGGTTATACCGATATGCTAGGCCGTTTCTTCAGGAACAATAACAACAGCATAGATGCACGACACGCAGGTGAAAAATGGTATTTAAAGCCCCATGCAGTAAATGACTTTTGGGCGTGGGTCGCATCTTGGTCTATCTCCATGAGAAAACCGTCCGACCTGGGTTGTAGTGACGAAAAGCATATACTACCAAAGCTTAAAGAAGTAAAGACAATAGTAGAAAACAAAAATACGCTTTTCATAAACGGGCAGGGAAGTCTGTTTAATCTTCCTGCCAAATCTTTCCATGAAATAAAGGCGCAGGTAAGAGGCACTATAAAAGAAAGGTGTGAAGCTGCTGTAAGTAAAGCTCAGCCCCACGATACTACTGTCTATTGGGTAAACCTAAACGATGAGGCAAAGCTAATAAGGGAAATAGACATCAATGCCTTTGAGATAAAGGGCAGCATGAGCATGGATAAAAAGGAAGAAATGCTAATAGCTTTTTCTAAGGGTGAGATAAAAAAGCTTGTTACAAAAACAAGTATAACGGCATTCGGGCTTAACTGGCAGCACTGCAACCATACCACATATTTCCCTACCTACTCATACGAACAATATTACCAAGCAATAAGAAGGTTTTGGAGGTTCGGCCAAAAAAGAGAGGTTTTAGTGGATCTTATACTGTCAGACGGTCAGTCAAAAGTAATGGACTCTCTTATGGCAAAAAGAGACAAGGCTAATGAAATGTTTGAGATGCTTATCAATAATACAAGGTCATACACAAAAGTAGATAATCAGGAACTAAAAAAAATAACCTTACCAAATTTTATATAAAATGCAAAAACAAATAGTAAATGAAAGATACGCAATCTATAATGACGATTGCATGAATATAGTAAGGAAGATGCCGGACAATTCCGTAGACCTTTCTGTATATTCACCACCCTTTGCAGGGCTATATAACTACTCCTCCAGTTATAAAGACTTTTCTAACTGCTCATCTAAAGAAGAGTTCCTTAATCAATATGAATTTCTCATAAAGGAAATGTCAAGAGTTACAAAGCCAGGCAGAATAAATGCCGTTCATTGTACCGATGTTTTTGATAATCGTTGCTACCTATGGGATTTTCCTCATGAGATAATCAAACTTCACGAAAAATACGGATTTCATTACAGGAACAGGATTACGATTTGGAAAGAGCCACTAAAGGTAAGAATGAGGACGATGGTACAAAGCCTTATGCACAAATTTATAGTAGAGGATTCTACCAAATGTTTTACCGCTATGCCCGACTATGTCCTCATTTTTACAAAAAAAGGGGAAAACGAAGTACCTGTAACGCATGAAAAAGGCTTTACCTCATACCATGGAGAGACCCCAATTTTACCTAACATCCTGCAAGCCTATAACAATGCCAACGGGACGGCATTTAACGAGTATCAGCTATGGGAATACCTTAATCAAAAGTACAAAAATTGGGATGATCCAAAGACTAATAAACTTTCTCATTACATATGGCAAAGATATGCCTCTTCTGTATGGGATGATGTAAGGATTGATAATGTCCTACCATTTAAAGAGGGTAAAGACGAAGATGATGAAAAGCACGTACACCCCTTGCAACTCGATGTAATAGACAGGATTGTAGAGATGTACAGCAATCCGGGTGAAGTTGTTTTTACTCCCTTTGCTGGCATCGGATCAGAAGTGTTTAGTCCGGTAAGCCTAGGAAGAAAAGGTATAGGCGTAGAGCTTAAAGAAAGTTACTTTTCTCAGATGATTAGAAATATGGAATCTAATGAACTGGAAAGAAGGTTTAGGGAAATAAACAAACAAGTAACCCTATTCTAATGAAACAAGACGCTAACACATACATGCAGACAACCCCCATCACCCCTACCAAAGAGTTTATACGGTTCTTTTGGTGGGTAGGAGGGGAGCGCAAGGAAGAGACTGGCACGGCAAGGGCTGGGACTGCTCAAAAGCTAGCAAAACAATTTAACTGGATAATGATACCATGACCACAACAACCCGCAAGCGAATAAGCCTATACACGGCAATACTTGGCGCGCTGTCTGCCGTTTTTCTGGAAGCTGCGCACACGCCCGGCGATGGGTGGCTACGGGCATCTGTGATCGTAGGTATCTTTGCCCTTGCTGCCATGCGTTTATACCTGTTCTATGAGGGAACAGCCCTTGCAGAGATAGACAAAGCAAAAGCAAAGATTGCCTTTAAGCTTTCGGTTCTGCTTTCGGTTGCCCTTGCGGGATATGGCATCGCTATATGGTATGTAAACCCAGCCTTTGAAAACTACGCCCTTGCGCTTTTCCTCATGCTTCAAATGGGGTTAGCTTTTACTGAATGGGTATTTAGCACAAGGACGGGGGAAGAGGTAAACACGGTGCTAGAACGCCTCCAAACGCGCAGCAACGAAAGGCTAAGCCTAGCTATGTACTTTAGGTCGATGACCAAAGAGCAAGCAAAGACCATCCTAAGCAATACCAAAACGATTGACCTACTGAGCAAAGAGAACGCAAAGCAGAATAATCGAATAGTAAACCTTGATGAAAAAGTTCTTTTGCATACCAAAAAGCAAGCAAAGCTAAAAAGCTATCAACCAAAGGTAGACCGTATCAACGGTGCGCCCGTTTGCTTGTGTCCTGGTTGCCTCGAAAATGGCGAGGTAAATATTTTGCGGGGTGGATCTAGGGCAAAGGTTTTGGTTTGCTCAGTATGTGACTTTAAAATTGTTGTACCTGAAAAAGAAAAGTTATGAGCTTATTGTCAGAATATACTTCAAAAAATAAGAAAAAGAAGGCAGGCAGGAAGGCAGACTGGGGAGATAGGGAAGTAATACAAACGGCTGCCACGCTTCCGGTTGAAACTTATGAAGCAATCAAAGTAGCACTTGCCACAACTCACAAAGGATTGAAAACCCAAAACAGGCTTATCAATGCCGCAATACTTGCCTACTTAGACAATGCCGAAAGTAATAAATTGTCTAACCAAAAAGGTTTTAAGATAAAGTGTAAATATTGTAGAAATCATGTGATTATGAAATCACATCTAGCAAAGTTTTGTAGTGATAAATGCAGGTCACGTGCATACTATTCTAATTTAATTGAAAACTACAAAAAAAAATGAACCCCAAAGCCCGCCAATCCATAACCGCCTCCCTGCTTTGTCTTGCGTTTATCTTCGCCTTTGCCTGGGCAGTGGTGGCGATAAGGGGCGAGGGGGCTGCACGATGGGAGCCCATCCCGTATATTTTGGGGTTCTTGGGATTGGCGGCAACATTAATTAAATATTGGAAACTGAAATAAATTATGAAAACACTAAAAAAATACACCTTTAAGGTAGTGCTAGACGATGACGGAGTAGAAAAGCTAGTAATTACAAACGAGGGCTTTGGAGCGCTAGAGGTTTTGGGGATTTCCTCTATGGTACAATATGACGTTAATCAAATGTTATCAGGAGAAATGACACCCGACAGGATTGAGCGAGTTGTAAAGGACTCCCCCACCCCACCACCAGAAGCCCCTACCGAAAAACAACCATAAAACCACCCATTTTCCCCCATTTAGCCCCTACTTGATAGGGTAGGAGGGGAGCTAACAAAAATAGTAAAACCATGATAACAACATTAGAAGGACTTGCAACCAGAGCAAAAGCAATCAAAGCCGAGAAGGCCCTCACCCTGTCCGAAATAGCCGAGGGGATTACGCCAGCATTAGGGAGAAAGCCTACCATCCAAGAGGTAAGCATGGCGCTAAACTCTCGGATAAGGTCACTAAAAATATGCGTCTCAATGATTGAGACATACACTGAAGATTCGGTGAAGAAATCAGAAGAAGGTAAGCCGATACCATTCTACCAGGTAGAAAAAAAAATGGCATAGTATTCATCATGTCTAACGAGGTATTTGACTGGGCCATGAAAATAAAGAGCCAGAGGAGATTATCATACAGTGATATAGCGCAAGCGATTAGCCCGTTATTGGGGAAAGTATCTGCCGTATCTGGGAGCTATATTTTCCAGTCAATCAACAGGCATCACCCCACAAATGGGATGAGGGTAGCAAAGGCGATTATTGCCCACTACACTGGGGCTACGTTTGATAAAAAATATTATTTGAAAGTAGGATGAATCTACCACGAAAAGACAATAACGGTATTAGCTATCTGAGCTATTCGCAGTTATCCCTATTTAAAAAGGATAAGGGCGACTACTACGATAGATATATCCTGGATAAGCCTTTCGAGGGGAATGAGTACACCGAGTTTGGAAGTAAGGTAGGAGAGGCTTTGGAGCGTAACCAGTTCAACCAGTTCACACCAG